ACATAGTGGAGGAATAGATTTAATTTTCCCACATCACAATAACGAACTCATTCAAGGTAATGCTCACAGTAGCTCAAGTATTAATATATTTATTCACAGTGGACATTTACATATTGAAGGTTGTAAAATGTCAAAATCACTTAAAAATTTTATCACTATTCGCGAGGTATTAGCCACTAAAATAAATTCAAGACAACTTAGAGTAATGTTTTTATTACATAACTATAACGATCAATTAGATTATAGTGATGGTATTATTTCAAATGCAATTAGTTTTGATGAAATTTTATCAAATTATTTAAGTTTAATCAGTTCGAAATTAATGACAAATAATAATAATGATAACAATAATGATATTATTACAGATTCAATCGATTTTAAATATTTGGAAGAATTGGATGTATTAAAATCTAAAGTTGATATTGCTTTGAAGAATAATATTGACACAAAAAGTGCAATGTTATTAATTAAAGATTTTTTGGCAATGACAAACAAGTATATCATTGATACTCCAAAATATAATGCAAATTGTATGTCTTATGGATTACAATATATCATTAAAATTACATCCATGTTTGGATTAAATTATTGTAGTGAAAATACTTCAACAAAGAACACAGAACAAATAAATAAATTAGTTAATTTAATTGTTGACACACGTTCAAAATTCAGAGGATCACTCAAGGTAATAAATAAAGATATTTCTGTTGTTTCTAATATGTGGAAAATATTAGATAATTTGAGACAAAAAATTTCAGAACTTGGTATTATATTAGAAGATTCTGGTGATTTAACGAATTGGAGATATGCGGTTTAAGAAATTAAACAACAACTACTATTATTACTTAATTTATCGACTTTATTTAATCCATCAAGTCTAATAATATTATCATTCAAAGAATATTCTTTTTCTATACGATTTTTTTTATCAGTAACGTTGTCACAAGCATCACTTATAGCTGTCATTAAAGAATCTCTTCCTGTTTTATTTTTACAAGATATTTCAACATAGTCAACAACATCATCAGATGCCATAGAAAGTGACACTAATTCTTTAACACGTTTTTTTATATCATTTAATCTTGAACTTGCAATCAAATCAATTTTATTGCAAACTATGATCAACTTGAAAATACTATTTTCATTCATTTTAGTTTTAATTTCATCCAAATAAAATCGTAACTTAAGTTCAAAGCGATAATTGTTTGAATCAAAAACAATGAGTATTACATCCGAGTTACGATAATAAATAGATCCCAAAGAAGCAAACTTTTCTTGTCCAGAAGTATCCCAAAGTTGAAATTTTTTTTCATTATAATCAATTGCATTAAATGAAGCACCAACTGTACTATTTGAGTTTAAAAGAAATTTATCGTGTGTCATGTAGTAAGCAAGTGTAGTTTTTCCAGCATTAGCTTCACCAACTAATGAAATTTTATGTTGTTTAGCCATTATCCTTAAATTAGTCGTATTATACTTAAATTAGATGTATTATACAAATTAAGTATATATTTATTGTAATACAATACGGTAAGAATGTACTGGTTAAAAATTACTTCATTTTTATTTTAATACATAACACCATAATTTTGTTTTTTATTATCATCGTTACTTTGACTATTTCTTGTACTTATTTTATTATTTTTAAATTCTACTTTTTGCATTTTAATGACAACAGTATTGGGTATTAATAAATCAAGTAGCACGTAAGCTGTTGTCATGAAAACAACAATGAGTAAAATATTTCTAAATGATAATTTACAATCAGGTAGAACAAGTAATGTCATAAACACTACAGCGAACATAATACAATATTTAATAATTTTGTACAAAGTGTTCGTAACATTCATATATTTTCTAATTGCCATACTATGATATATTAAGAGTTTATAAAAAATATCTAATAATGCTAATGATAACATTATTATTAATTAGTACTAGGAATGTATTGCCAATGGAGATCTCTGCAGATATTCTTCCAAATAGTATCTAAATCTCTAAGCTTTTCCTTGCTTTTAAGTAAAAATAACATCTTTGTAATGTGATCTAATTCCAATAATTCACAAATTTTATAAATAATAAAAGAATAACTTGAAAAGTTTATCCTTTTTTTGGGTTTATATTTTTCATATGGTTTTTGTATGTCTCTAAACATTTCCCTAATTGTTTCTTCCTCCTCTCTGAGTAAAGTAGGAGGTTTTTGACCACTGATCTGACATAAAATGTAAATATGATGTTCTTTATAATGAGTTAAATGTAATTTTTTTAATATGTCACAAATACGTTTGGGAGTAAGGAATATTAAATCATCTTCTCTATTCTTTTTGAGTTCATTTTTAATATCCTGAAATACAAAATCAGGAATGTCAGTCGTTTGTTTTGCTTGAATTTGATTTAACCATTCGTTCAAATGATTAATCTTTTTATAAGGATAAGTAGTTTTTTCATTAGTTTTGTCCTTGGAATTTAATTTTTCTGCTTCAATAAATAAAGGACTTGAGCGACCACAAGTTTTACATATTAATGTACCTTCTACATGATTGTATCTTTTTTCAACATTACATAATGAACATATTTCCACAATGTTTTTGTTTTTTTTATTATTTTCATTAATGTATGTTGGATCAGTAATGTACCTGTAATATTCAAATAATTCAGCGTTATTTTTTTTGTGTGTTTGTGGATCAATTGATTCATCATATTGTTGTGATGATCCAGTACTAGGATTGTTATCATTTTTAGGATTCGTATTCATATTGTCCATAATATTTTTTGTTTTGTTAGTTGCTGCATTCTTAGCAATACCTAAGCTTGATAAAATATTACTTGCATTATTTGTTTTGGTAACTCGATGTTTTGTGACTTTAGTAATTTTTTGTTTGTTAATACTTTGTTGGTTTAATAATTTTAATTTGTCGACACATTTGTTATTGTTATTTGTATTAAAAATTTGATTATTTAATCCATTAATTGAAACACTATTTTTACTTAATAAATTTGATAAATCATTTTGTAATAGTGAAGAACCTTCAAACTTGCTAGTGGATGATTTATTTGCTACTAATGTTGGAGAATCCGAGGATGTTAAATCAGGATCCTGAAATCTATTAACATTTCTTCTAACAGACAATGTATTGTTATTAAGAACTGGCGTTTCACTTGTTTCAGATATTGATACATCATAACTTAATGTATTACTTTTGTCTCCTTCGTTATGGTAAGAATCATTGTTATTATTGTAAGAATCATTGTTATTATTGTAGTAAGCATCATTATCATTATAGTAAGCATCATTATCATAAGTACTTGTATCAGTATAATATTCTACTAATATGTCAACAGCCTCACTAAAATATTCCATTTCTTCTAAACCATCTTCTATTCTTCTAATTTCATAATTTAATTCTTCTATTAGTGTTTTACATCTTGATTTTGCTCTAATATCACTATCAGTAATTTTTTTAGGATTTTTATTATCAATATCTACTAGTACTTGTTTGTAAACTTCCAACTTTTTCTTTTTTGCCGGTAATAATTCTCTTTCCCTTTGAAATATTTCAATGCGATTTGTGTGACATTGATCCAAAGTTAGAACGCCAAATCTTGTTCTTACCTTATCTGGTTTTAAATTAATTGTTGACATTACTAATCAAATAACAAAGTAAGATATACTATTAATTTATATATATTTGTCAAGTTATGTGTAATAGCCTATATGTAAAATATTAAATATATTTAATATTTAATTCAACACTTAACCATCTTTTTAATTTATAAATAATTAATAAATAATTATTTTAAATAAATTAAGGCTTACTGTACTAATTTAGATGCTTAATACGATTAATTAATAATCACAAGCTTCAAATATATAAGGTTAATCATATGTCCGCAGGATTAATACAATTAGTAGCAAAAGGATTACAAAGTACTTATTTATTTACAAAACCAGAAATTACTTATTTCAAAACAGTTTATAAACGACACACCAATTTTGCATTGGAAACGCTGATACAACCTATTAACAATTTATCATTTGGTCAAAAAATTACTACAATTATTAATAAAGTTGGGGATTTATTGGCTAATATGTACTTGTGCATAGAAATACCAAAAGTAGAAGTAACACAAGGATATTTTGCGTGGGTCAAACGATTAGGTCACGCGATAATTAAAAATATTGAATTAACAATTGGCGGAGTGCGTTTTGATAAACAATATGATATAGTTTTTGATATTTTATGGGAATTAAATAGAGAAAATGATCACGAAGTGGGATACAGTAAGATGATAGGTAATGTACCAGAATTAACTAGTTTTAACAATATGAATAAAGATTGCTACACACTTTACATACCGTTACAATTTTGGTTTAATAAATTGTATTGCTCTTCATTTCCGATAAATTTTATAAATTACAATCAAATGTACATTACTATTGCTTTACAAAACTTGGAAGAATTAGTTGTAAGAAGTAAAGATTTTTGTGTTCCTAATTTAAAAATAAACAAAATTTATTTTATGTCGACTTATGTTTTTCTTGATAATTGTGAAAGAACGAAATTTGCTATGAATGGATTAGAATATTTAATAGAACAAATTCAAGCCAATAATAATTATGATATAATTACTGATTCCTATGTGGGTTTTGATATTAGTAATTTTCAATATTCAGTTAAAGAATTGTATTGGACTTCCAGAAATGGTAATTACATTAATGGTAAACCATTTATTTATTACGCAGATTCTTTTGTTGATGATACAATGGATGAATATTATAATAGATATGCAAATGCAGGAAAATTTAAACCTTGGGACCTAGTAGAAGCATCAAAAATAATAGTTTTGAACAGTGTTAGTATTAACAATAATCCTGATAATGGTGGAGATTGGCAACTTGTACTACCTAATGAAAATAAGTTGGTAGGAACGTTTTATGTAATAAATAATTCTAATAGTAATGTCTATGTAAATCCGACAAGTTTAAAAGTGTGTGATTACGGGATTACTGATAAAATAAAAACGACAATAATTATTGATTTTTATGATAAAATTAAAATTAAATATTTGGAAACACATTTGACAATTAAGGACATAAGTATTTCAACACAAGATATGATCGATACTCGAGTTAGCGATGCAACTGACGTTATATTGTACCAATTTTCTAATTACGGTTTATACATTGATGGAAGTGGTAAAATGATTAAGAGTTGTGGAATAACTTTTAATGGAGTGGAACGAGTAATGAAATTAACTGGTAATTATTTTAATTATTTACAACCAATATCATATCATGATTGTGTTCCAAAAAATGGTATTATGAGTTATTCGTTTGCAATTTATCCATCACATTTTGAACCTTCTGGATCTGCTAATTTTTCTAAATTGGACAAAGTAGAATTACAAGTTTGGTTTGGTGGCAACAAAAGTAAATATAATAGCAATAGTATTTGTGATGACAAAGATATAACTAATAATTATTGTTTCTTAAATTATAACCTCGATTGTAATAAATTTTATGTTTATGCTCTGAATAATAACATAATGAGAGTTTTTAGAGGTTTTTGTGGTATTCAATGCGAATAAATAATTCATTTTGAACAAAGTTTTAACGCACTTCCTAGCTGCACACAAAAGATAAAATTAATATAACAAAAAATAATAAAAAGTAATATAGTGAACATTTTGTATTTACATTATTATGTTTGTTGTGTAGTCAAATTATTGATGGTTATAGGGATGAAATATTTTAGTAATTGTTTAATTTGCCTATAGCACAAGTAGAATAAGTATTTTTTTTAATTTAAATCGTTAAATTTTATCTGAGCTAATAGTATACACTTATAAATGTCTGGAGGTTTAATGTCATTAGTGGCCTATGGTGCCCAAGATGTGTACTTAACAGGTTCACCACAAATCACTTTCTTTAAGATTGTTTATCGAAGACACACCAACTTTGCTATTGAAGTAATTCCTATTACTTTCCAATCTCAAGTTCGTTGGGGAAATCGATCAACTGTCGAAGTTACAAGAAATGGAGATTTGGTAACTCAAATGTATTTCCATGTTCAACTCCCTGAAATCTGCCCAACCAAACGAGATGCTAAATTCGCTTACGTCAGACGTTTAGGTTATGCTATGATTGAATACGTTGAAATTGAAATCGGTGGATCTCGAATTGATCGTCTTTATGGTATTTGGTTAAATATCTGGTACGAATTAGCTCGTCATGCTGGAGACGGAGAACGAGGATTCTTAAGAATGATTGGTGATGTTCCTGAACTTACTGATTACAATAATTTTGTTAAGCCTGCTTACATTTTATTCGTTCCCCTTAAATTTTGGTTCAATAGACATGTTGGATTAGCTTTACCTTTGATTGCTCTCCAATATCATCAAGTTAGATTAAACTTCCAACTCCGACCTATTGAACAATTGATCGTTGCTAACAACTGCTTCTTAAGTACCGATAAAGCTCAACTCCAAAACATTAATGCTGATA